CAAGCCTTAACGCAGTTAAGAACGCAGAGTTCTCAGAGCAGGGCGCGTTCTTTATCAATGGCTCAGGCACAGCCGTGTTTAAGTCTCGTAACGAGGTTGCTTCATCTATCTCTGGCACTCCTATTGAGTTTAACCAGACCGGCGATATCCCTTACAAAAACCTAGTCTTTGCCTTCGATGACAAGCTCATCATCAATCAAGCGCAGATGACCCGCGTTGGCGGCACAGCTCAGTTTGCACAGAACACAGACAGCATTGCTAAATACTTCCCTCACCAGTACAGCGCACAGGATTTAGTTATCGATACCGATGCCAATGCCCTGAACATCGCTGCAACCTATGTAGCCACTAGAGCTGAGACAACTATCCGCATTGACCAGATGCTCGTTGATCTACTAGACCCAGCAGTACCTACTGACACAATGATTGGCTTGGATTACTTTGACAATCTAAGAATCAGCAATATCCAGCCAGACGGCTCTACCATCGTTAAGACTCTGCAATGCCAAGGCTTATCGTGGAATATCAGCCCTAACAGCATGAGCGTTACAGTTACAACACTTGAGCCCATAGTCGATGGGTTCATCATAGGCAGCGCAGAACGCGGTATAATTGGCGTGTCTGCAATGACATACTAGGAGATAAATAATGGCAGCAGGACAAGGTTTTATTGAATTCTCGACAGGAGACGTACTCACGGCTGCTGCCGCTAATGGTTATTTAGCGTCTCAGGTGGTTATGGTCTTTGCAGATGCAGCAGCTCGCACATCTGCTATCGCTAGCCCACAAGAGGGCATGTTTTCTTACCTAAAAGACACTAATACTACGCAGTATTATTCGGGGTCAGCTTGGGTAACCATTGGTGGGGCTAGCAGTAGCGGTTTAACAAAAATTCAAACTGGAACATTTACTTCAAGTTCAGCCGTCAATGTTAACTCGGTTTTTAGCGCAACGTATAAAAATTATATGTTTGTAGCTGAGGTGACCAACTCAAGCAACGATAACGATGTTCGATTAAGATTGCGATCTTCAGGAACAGATGCCACAACTAATTACTCGATTCTGGGAGCAATTTCAGCAGGGGCAAGCGTAAGCGCAGATAACTCTACAGGCAGTTTCCCAGTAATTAGAGCTGGTGGCACAACAATGGGATTCGGTGACGCAATAATTTTTAGCCCATTTACTGCAAGTTATACAGGCTGGACTTCAACATCAATTGGTGCTGCTGGTTATTGGGCAAGCCAGAGTGGCAGACATACAGCAAACACTTCTTATGACGGATTTTCTTTGATTCCAAGTTCAGGAACAATTACAGGAACTTACACACTTTACGGAATGGAAGCATAATATGACAAAACTTTTCATTACTGAGGATGGCGAACGAATCGAAGCAACTGGCGAAGTGCTGCAACAGATTCTTGATACTCAGGCAGAGTTTGAGAATATGCGCCTTGTCAAGGAAGCCGAAGAATTAGCTAAGGCAGAAGCCAAGGCTGCTCTACTTGAGCGTTTGGGAATTACAGCAGACGAAGCTAAACTCCTACTGGCATGAGCCCTAAGTTATGCAAAGCCGGTCAGCAGTTAAGGCTTCAGATAGATGATTCTTACGCGTCAAGAGATAAGTCCAGCGATGGCTGGCTTGGCGACTATCGTCATTCAACGCGTGCTTCTGACCACAATCCTGATAAACAAGGTATCGTCAGAGCCATTGATATTGACAGGGATTTATCTGGAAAGAAAAAGCCTGACCTCATGCCTGACCTTGCAGATCAGATTCGACACTCAGCAAAGTCTGACAAGCGCATTGCTTACATCATATTCGCAGGAAAGATTGCTTCCCCTCGCATGGGGTGGCGCTGGCGCAAGTATTCTGGAATCAATCCGCATGACCATCATTGCCATATCTCTTTCACTACAAAGGGCGATACAGACGGTTCGTTCTTTAATAAAATCCCAATGATAGGCGGCACAACATGAACATGAAGCACCCTGCAATAGTATCTATTGGAGCATTTCTAGCAGTATGGGGTACAACCTCTAACTTCGCTCTGGACTACCGCTCTATCCTAGGTTCAATCGTGGCTGGCGTATTCGGATACGCAACTCCTAAACGATGAACGCAGTTGATCTCGCAGCTTGGGCTGTAGGAGTAATCACAGTCCTAGGCGGCGTGGCAACTTACACTCAGTTTATGATTAAGCATTACCTGACAGAGCTAAAGCCCAACGGCGGTTCTAGTATTAAGGATCAGGTCAATCGCCTAGAGACGCGTGTCGATACCATAATCGAGATGTTAGGTAAGTAACACTTATCTCATGGCGAGAAAGCGACCAGTCATCGACCTCGATACTTACAGCGCGCTCGATGCTTATGCGATAGCCCTTAACGAGTTCTATAAGAGCTTGCGCAAGGCTGGCTTCTCAGAGACTCATGCCTTCTGGCTGCTCTCTGATCGTGAAGCTTTTCCTGACTGGCTGATCCCTAACCTTCCCAATCGAATCGACAACATACCCTACGATGACGATGACGAGGACTAATGAAGCGAATCGTAATTCTGAGCGATTTACAAGTTCCCTTTGAAGATGTACATCTAACTCAGAACATAGCAAGATTCCTACAGAAGTTTAAGCCAGACCAGACAGTAACAATCGGTGACGAGATTGACTTCCAGACTATTTCTAAATGGTCAGAAGGTACGCCTCAAGCCTATGAGCAGAGCCTCGGCGATGACCGAGACCGTTGCGTTGACTTACTCTGGGAACTGGGGGTCACGGATTGTTTGCGTTCTAATCACACGGATCGTTTATATAACATCATCATGAAAAAGATTCCCTCATTCCTATCCTTGCCAGAGCTGCGCTTTGAGAAGTTTATGAAGTTCGATGAGCTTGGCATAACCTTCCATAAGAACCCTATGAACATAGCGCCTAACTGGATTGCAGTTCATGGAGACCATACGCCTATCAAGCAGCAGGGTGGGCTCTCAGCCCTTGAGGCAGCCCGTAGGCATGGCAAGAATGTCATCTCAGGACATACTCACAGGGCAGGGCGTAGCGCCTTCACAGAAGCCTCTGGTGGCCGTTTAGGGCGTGTTCTGCATGGAGTTGAGGTAGGTAATCTCATGGACTTTAGACAAGCCTCATACACCAAGGGAACGGCTAATTGGCAGCAAGCCTTTGCAATCATGTACGTCAAGGGTTCTAACGTTCAGGTGGACATTATCCATATTGAAAAGAACGGCACTTTTATCGTTCAGGGCAAGGTCTATGGCAGAGTGCGCTGAGATCGGGATTCCTGACTTTGAAGATGAAGACCCGTCTCAAATCGTTATCATTTCGTTATCTAAAAAAGGCGGCTGTCGCATACGCCTGATGTAATCTAGCCCTAACAACAACAGAAAGGGCTTGAAATGAATGTTTATCTAATGACATTTCTCTTCTCGGTTATTACTTACGGGCTGGGATATTACGCAGGCAACTCAGATGGCAAGGTCGAAGGCAGAATGGCTGTACGCCGTCACTATGAAGATCGTGAACGCCAGTTTCAGGGCAATCGATGAACGCCCGTGATTACCTCAACGAAGCGAGAGCTACTATCCAAGACCGAGGACTTGATTACGGTCACCCGTCAGACAATATGCAAAGGACAGCAGCACTCTGGAGCTCATACCTCGAGATGCCAATTACAGATTATCAAGTGGCGATGTGTATGGCATTGGTCAAAGTCGCAAGGTCAATGGAAACTGCTAAGCCAGACACTTACATCGACCTCGCAGCGTATGTTGCCATAGCCGGTCAATTACACACAGAGGAGAACGATTTATATGTGTAAGGGTGAAGAATGTCCATGTTTCTATTTCGGATCATGTGTAGAGGATTGGGAGCAAAATGTTTAATCTAGATGATTATGAGACTGTTGCAGATCGTGTTTCAAGGTTTCAAAAATTGCACTTGAGCGGCAGGATTGTCACCAAGGTTATTAGCCTAGACAACACCAAGGGCGAAGTCCTAGCCATGGCAGAGGTTTATCGTGAGCATGAAGATACCTTGCCAGCAGGTGTTGATTACGCATTTGGAGTTGCATCAACTTACCCAGTATCAATGCGCAAGTTCTATGTAGAGGACACAGTTACTTCTGCGGTAGGGCGCGCCCTCAGCTTGATTTTGGATACCGACAAGAAGCCTACTCGTGAGGATATGCAGAAGGTCAAAGCCAATGAAGAAGTAAAGGCTAAGTTATATGAAGTCAAGGCTAAGATGGCTGACACTTCTCAGCAATATGTTCCTGTAGAGAAAGAGAGTGATCCTTGGACAATCCAGACTGCTGCGCCGGTGACAACAATGGAGCAAGCTGTAGAGACGGTGAAGGCTGTCCTTGGTGGCACCCCGACAGACGAGAGCTGTATTCATGGTGCTCGTGTCTGGAAAACAGGAACTTCTAAGGCAGGTAAGCCTTGGGGTCATTGGAAGTGCATGGCTCAGATTCTAGGCGATGCAGAACGCTGCGAGCCTATCTGGTACGAGATTGATAAAGAGACCGGACAATGGAAGCCACAGGTGAAACGCTGATGGGTTACATACAGTTCTTAAACCAAGATG